GGTTTTTAGATGCAGAAAATTTTCTTGGATATAATGATGATGCCGCATTAAAGCAGGAGTGGGTTGAGAAGGGAATTGATCCTGATCCTAATGCATTGATTGATAATGAAGAATGGATTATCGGCAGAAAGATAAATGAAAATAGATTTTTTGTTGAATACGAATTAACTTCTCCCGTCGATTTGGAGAATGTTTCAATCCCCCGAAGAAAAGTAATCAATAATTATTGCTTTTGGAAATACAGAGGGCCTGTTTGTGGTTATGATGGCCCTCCTGTTGCGGATGCTAATGACCTTCAAATAAATGGCCCATTCGCGGATAAAGGGCTGTGGGAACCTGGCGAAGTTTATGCAAAAGGCGACTATGTTCATGTAATCATAGAAAAGGAACTCCATCCGAGAAAGGTAGTCTACGTATGTATTAATAATAATACTGCTGACATTTCCAACAAGCCTTCCGTAAGTACTGATTTCTGGATGGCGGATCAATGCTCTAAATGCCTTAGGGCTTGCAAGATGAGATTCGAAGGTGATGCGGAGGAGCCTTTGCCATTCGGAGGTTTTCCGGGCAGTAGGATATATTGATGAAAAAGAGAATAGAATCAATAGCAAAGGAAAAGCCTAATGAGGAAATTTGTGGGTTTGTTCTTTATAATAAAGGAAAGATAGATATTAAATCAATTCAGAATGTGGCGGAGGATAAGAAGCATCTTTTTAGTATAAAACCTAGAGAGGTGATAAAAGCGAAAGGTTTGATGGGTATTTTCCATTCTCATGTCGATTGTGATTCGGAATTTTCGAAAAAAGACCTTACCTTTTCAGAAGAATGGGGTCTGCCTTTTTTTGTTTTTAGCTTGATGGACAATAAGCATGGAGCGTACATTCCAAAAACGGCTCCAAAGTCTAGGAAATTTTTAAATTTTCTTAAAAAAATCAAAGAGGAATACAAAGTGTAATTATATTGTAGGTTTAAGGAGATGGCAAAGGTATTTTTATATGGTAGCCTCGGAAGGGAATTCGGGGAGGAGTGGGACTTTAGTATTAAAAGCCCCAAGGAAGCTCTGCGAGCCATAGAAGCAAACACCGGTGTATTCTATAAATATCTTTTCCAGAGAGAACGGGAAGGCGTTGAGTATAATATTATTGTAGATGAACATGGGGTCGGGCACCATGATGAGTTGTCGATAGAGCTAACTGAGGATTCCGAAATACATATTGCTCCAGCCATGGAGGGAATGGGAGAGAACAACGTATTTCAAAAGTTGTGGAAAAACGATTCCTTTCAATATGGAATGTATGGTATAGCGGCGGGCTGGCTCCTGGGTCAAGCGGCGGGATGGATGGATAATATGGGCTGGGGGGGAGACTCTTGGTATAATCCGGTTATGATTGCCGAAGGTTTATCTGCTATTTCTTATGAAGTGGGAACGGCCTTGGTTATTCAGGGGATTATAGAAGCAGTAATTGGAGAACCTGACGGCCCGGATGAAGAGGACAATACGTCAACATTAAAATCCACCAGTTCATTTATATATCAAAGACCCGCCAATCATATGGTTCAAGGATCTGTAGTTCCTGTTGGATATGGAAGACTTAGGGTTGGCTCGTCGGTTATTAGTTCGTCCATCCTGAATATCAGAAACGTTAAATTTGACGATAAAATGGAAGAAAGAATAAATTCGGGGGAAGACTCCATTAATTATACTAAACTTACGTAAGTACAATGTCAGACGAACATCGTACATTTATTACTTTTGATGCCCCTAATCAGCCTAAGGCTCGCCCTAAGCTTGGGTTTAGGGATATTTCCGGATTTGAACCTCTTGTAAAAAAACAAGACACAACAAACGATAAAAAGATAAATGAGTGGGAGGAACTTGAGTCAATAAGTTACTTCAAGGCTCTTGACCTTGTATCCGAAGGCCCCATTGAAGGTTTTTGTGATCCTGCCGGGAATTTAGTGAGTGGTTCTGGTATTCTAAAAGGCATATACCTTGATAATACCCCGATACTAAATGAAAATGATACAATAAATTATCGGGATGTTTCTACGGTCTTGATGCACGGAACGACAGGACAAGATGCAATATACACCGGCCAAACTGGAGCATTCCAATGGATGGAGGACTTTTCCTATGTTTCTCAGACAAAATCGAAAGGAGTAGTACTTCCCTCCGCATCCTCATTTGGCGGAAAACCCACAGCTAGTTTCGATGGGCATCACACTATCCAGGACAGCGACGTAGACTGGGTGGCTTTAACCTTTAATATAGGCAGGCTTAATGCTATTGATCTAAATAGCGATGATGGGGAAATCATACCGAATAGTTTAAAGCTTCGTATCGAAGGGGATTATACCGGAGTTCTTCACCATACAATGGTTGATGACACTAATCTAGGGGATTGGGAAAGCCAAGTAGACGGGAAATTACTTGATTCGGTCACTGGGACCTGCACTACAGACCTCACAATTAATGGAATCGCAACCTCTCCATACCAGGAAGACATTTTATTCAAATTAGTTGATGGTAGGGATGAAGACGGGAAAAGAAGAACCAACAGACGTATATCGGTTCGCAATTTAACGTCTCTTCCGGAAAATTTCAGTAGAGTTCATTCGGTTAAACTTGAAAGCGTAACGGAAATAATCAAAAGCAACATGAGTTACCCAGGGAGTGCTCAAGTTGGCTCCGTGATTAGAGCGAATTATCTCCCTCGCGCCCCGGAAAGAACTTTTCACCTAAAACTTAAAAAAGTAAAAGTACCTAGTATTTATGTAGAGAATGATGATGCTTCACAATCAAGGCACCCAGGGACGTGGGACGGAACGTTTAAGGACGAATTGGAATGGACGGATAATCCCGCATGGATATTCTATGATATAGCAACAAATGAAAGATATGGGCTAGGGGAATACGTCAAGGAAGAGAATATAGACAAGTGGCAATTGTTCAAGATAGCCAAATACTGTGATGAACCCGTTCCCACTTCGAGGGGCAACACTTCCTACCAACCTGGCGACCCTGAAAACAAAAAGTACGTACAAGAGAGAAGATTTAGTTGCAATCTTTTTCTTAATAATAAAATGGAGGCCTACAAGGCTCTCTCGGAAATTGCTTCGGTATTTAAGGGGATGGCCTTTTACAACGGCTCTGAAGTATACGTATCTCAAGATTCTCTTAGCGAGCCAGTACTTAATTTTACAAATTCGAATGTTCTTGAGGGAAACTTTACTTACCATGGGTCCTCGAAGAACACGAGGTTTACAGCCGTAAAGGTCGCATACAAAGACAAGGATGATAATTTTCTTCCTAAGTATGAATACATTGAGGACCCAGAGGGTATTATTCGACACGGCTTAATAGAGAAAGAAAGCGCCGCCCTTGGTTGCACCTCAAGGGATCAAGCATTAAGACTTGGAAGATGGATCCTTCTTACCTCCAATAACGAACAAGAAGTTGTTAGATTTTCCACAGACAAGCAGGGCGGATACCTTCGCCCCGGGGATGTCATAGGGATTTCCGACGATAATAGAACAAATTTCAAATCCGGAGGCAGGGTCGCCAAAGTTGTTGGGGATAATGCTACTTCGGTTGATGAAAACCATATTTTACTAGACCAAAGACTGGATATTGACGAGACGAATTTTAAATATTTGAAAATAAGTTTTATTATTCCTAATTCCGGAAAGTTGTCTGAGGAATATGGAGAGGAGGTTGTTGCGGAAAAACAATTCAAAACTTTTATACATAGAGATGGGCGAGCAGTGGGGGTCTCGGACTTAGGGCAGCACAGAGATCGACCCTTAGTTCCTCTAAATTCACAAACAAGCAGCAATAGCGACTCTCAAGGTACTACTTTACATAATTATTTTGAAGATACTCCCGAAGGAACAAAGATTAAGACAACCGTATTTCTGGACATGATCCAGGAAAGTCCCAATGAAAATGATGAATTCAAGCAGGGGGGCTCGCTGCGCCCAGGAACGCTTAATGATTATTTTCTTGAATCCGGAGTCTTTCAAGCAAATGCTGGGTTCGTTCAGCATCAGGACAGAGCCAATAATAACCAACAGAAGATAACCGAAGGGGCCGTTTACATTGTTGAGGCTAGTGGAGATGCGAGACAGCAAACCAAGGAATTCAGAGTTCTTGCCGTGGCCGAAGAGGATGACGCGACGTTCACTATAGCAGCTCTAGAATATAACAGGGACAAGTTCAAGGACGTGGATAGTTTGTCCACCATCTATAAGTCAAGCACTCAGCTTATATCCGTCACGCCAAGTCATGGTGATACTCAGCCTAATGACCGACAAGGACTTCCGCCTCCTACTCCAGAAAGCGAAATCTTTACTCCAACTATAATAGGAGGTATTCCCGACAATAATGTTTCCCTTTCTATAAATAGAACCGGAGATTTGGATCAAAACGACGGCACCTTCAACCCTAAGATTGAATTATATTTCTTTAATGATTATGGGAATGAAGGGCAGAACGTCACTCATTTCGATTATAAGATTCAAGAAATATCAAATGTTTATTATGAAAAACTAAAGGATGCCGGAAGCGTAGAGCAGGCTACTGGACTTTATCATTCATTAAAGGACGGCTCATACGTCAAGAGTGACAAATGCGGAGACTTCGGGGAAATATCATTTTTAACTGGGTCAAAAGGATCTGAATTTTACGACCCAACCATTCCAAATTTTAGGTCGGATTTTACTGATAAGGTTATTAGTGAAGTTGGGGTTGGCATTGAGAAGATAGAGTTTTCAGGAATAGAGAAATGCGCCGAATCTAATAGCACACCTTCATTGCATCTATATTCGGGGGTGAAGACTGAAGTCGGGGGACTTAAGGAAGAAACTTGGCATGAAATAAGGTGGAAGGCCAGCCGAAAGCATACTATTAGTGATGCTTCGTCAGAAGAAAAGGTTGCTTTCTTTAGATCTAGCACCGACATTACTCCGCCAGAAAAGCCTTCGGATTTTAAGGGTAAAATACTATTTAACAATTTATATGAATTCAATTGGGAGAATACTGCCGATGCGGATTTAGATTTAGTTAGATTATATACCGGAGACGGGGCTGCAAAGATTGGGAATCCTATTTATGAACTACAGGCAAACCCCTTAAGCAATCAATTTCATACGTTTTTTATAGGGAATCATCCAGAATTAAAGAATGATATAAACCAGGATTTCTATATAACTTCCGTTGACCTTGCCGGAAATGAATCTATCGATTCCGCAAGCGTGATTGTTTCTAGAATAGGGGATTCTTCAAGTGTTCCGATAATTGACGTTTCATCTAGTTTTGATCCTATAGAGAGGCAGTCTTATGTAAAGGTTGATATAGATAGCGGGAATTTCAATACGAATCCCGGGTACAACCTTTCCGATCCCGGGGCGGATAATGACCCCGACAAACATGGGGAACTTTTAGACCCTAATTTCGAAAAGTATCAAGTTACTATATATGAATCCGGAACTGAAAATATATTAAGCACTTATGATATAGTCGAGGAATTGATAGATGAACATGAGGTTACTTATAGTTCTATAGGTGGAAAAAAATATGAAGTTCGGCTAGATGTAGTTACAAAAGGAGGGGATTATGTTTTTGGCGAAAGAAGTGGTATTTTGGCTGCTGGAGACAACTCCATCCCTGAAAGTCTGGAAAATTTCGAAGTAGATTTACATTTCGGAAATAGGGTTGAAATAGAATGGACGTACCCTGCAAATGTAAACGATATAGAATATGTTGAAATTTATTCTGGTTCGGGAATAGGGGAACTTGAACCCAATACGGATCCCTGGCCGTCCACTTGGGCGAAAGTTGATGAAGTTCCTAGGTCTAGATCCTACGCAACTCAATACCTCACCGATAGTTTAAAGGAAAAACTAGGAAAAACAACCAATAAGGCCCTGCATTACGCAGCGAAACCAATAGATTATTCTGATCACGAGGGTTTAATTACTTCTGGATCTATTCATTTTTGGGATTATAAAACGGATGAATATGGATTTCAATCTAATGATTCTACAGATTGGAATACAGAAGTAAAGGTGCTTACAGGAGTTAATGGCAATTGGGAGTTCTCGGGACATTACGAACATGCGGTAGCTCCTTCTCTTCTTGACCCTGACTTCGAAAACTTTCAAGCTTGGGTTTATAACGCAGAAAACAATAATTTCTTAACTTATGTAGATCTAGATCCGGTTGATCATACTGGGCATTATACTGCGATACCTGGAAAGCCATTAGAATTTAGATTAGTGGCGAAAAGAAAAACGGGTGACGTTAAGTGGTCGCATAAGACTCCCACTGCAGAGTTGCTGGATGATACTCCTCCGGGTAAATTAACAAATTTTGAGGGAGAAATATGGTTCAATAATCTTTATAGATTCGGTTGGGATGCTCCTCATGAAAATGACATAGAAAAAATACAACTTTATACCGGAGAGCCTCTTGCAGATAATAAGGCTGATCCCGATAATTTCCTTCTTGAAAAATTCGAACCAACAAGTCAAGAAATTATATTTAGCATTGATAAGTATTCTGATTTGGCAGTAACGCAAGATTTTTACGCCATAGCTGTAGATTTTTCAAATAATTCAGGCGAAGCCAGCAACGAGGTTCCAGTTTCGAGATTAGGATCGAATAGTGATAATTTCAATAATTCTGATAAATTAGACTTTGAAGCTGGAGAAGATGGGTCTTTTGTCACTGGGAATATAACGCCAAACAATCCAGACATTGAAAATGATTCAAATTTCCTAGAATATAGAATAAGAATTTGGGATAAGAATAGCGATAGTACTTTCCCGGTAGACACCCAATATTTAGATAATGCCCAGGCAGGAGAAGACATTAGGTATGAGGGCATCCCTGGGAAAGAATACAAGATTGATTTTTGCGTACATACAAAAGATGGAAATTATATATGCAAGTCAGATTTAGACGTAACCCTTCCTGCTGACGAAACAGGCCCCAGTAAAATTCATCCCTTTAAAGGCAGGGTAATATTTAATGAATGGTATAAATTCAATTGGCCCAAGCCAAGCGATACGGACATAGAGAAAATACAACTTTATACTGGGTTGCCTGATGGAAGTGATGAACCCGTCTCTGCCAATTTACTTCTTGAAAGATTCGAACCTACCAATGAAGAAATTTTATTCCACGTTAATGACGCTGGAAAAATAGCCGACCTTCCCGTAATCGGTTCGGAATTTTATGCAGTCGCCGTAGATTTTTCAGACAATACGGGCATTGTAAGTGATGTTATCGAGGTATCCAGAATTGGGGATGACCCCCTTGATGGTACAACGCCAGCCTTGAGCAACCTCGAGTTGACTCTATATGAGGAATATAATTCAACGGAAGAAAAGTCTTATATCTCTGGAGATATTTCCTCAGTCCTTCCTTCTATACAGGATGATCCGAATTTCTTGCGATATCGAGTTCAAATATACGATAACAATAATAACAATAGATTGCTGGAAACAAAATTTATTAATGAAACCGGGATTGGTCCAGAATTCACTTATGAAGCCATTCCGGGAAAAGAGTATAAAATAGAACTTTCAGTACAGGCGGAAGATTTTAGTTATATATCCATAGCTCCGACCCAGTTTGTCATTGCGGTAACAGATGATGACCCTCCCGCCGCTATAGAAAATTTTAAAGTCAAGCAAGTATTTGATGACCTTGTGTTTACTTGGGATGCTCCTCCCGAAGAAGACTGCGAGACAATTGTAATATGTTCGGGGGTTGATGGCTTAGACTCGAATCTTAAAAATACACCATCCCCTGCATCGAAAATTTACAAAAGCGGAATAGGTAAATACTCAGTATTCTCCGAACCAACCCAATCGTTTTTTGACGAAGGGTTTAGGGATACGATAGCGTTTAATGCATTTGCAGTCGATCTGTCAAAAAATTCAGGAGACTTTGGGTCTGTCGTTCAGGAGGTTGATTTCCAACTGAAAAGAGGGGATCCCATTGGCCCTACCACTGGTCTCCTTGAGTCAATTACCCCAGAAGGCAATACAAGGTATTTTCTGACGGGCAAGTTTTGTCACGATTCCGTAAACTCAGAATCGTTCCATCACGGCAGATTTAGAGTCGGCCCAAAAAGTAAGTTCGCACTAAAGTCAGAAACCTATTTGGTAAGTGATATAGAGGACACAAAATGCTTGAAGTTCAGTAGTGAGGTTCTTCCTAACATAGAATATAAGATAACTTTATCGTTAGAGAATTCGACAAACCAAAAACTGACTAATGTTGACTTCGAGGAAGAGTTTACAATTCCTTCCGACGATGTCAATCCGGCGGAAGTTCAGAACGTTTCCGCCGAGCAGCTTGGAAGCTCTGTTTTTGTAACTTGGGATGCAAATACGGATCCTGACTTAAAGGGCTACGTGCTTAGTACTGGAAACGGAAGTCCATTTACCCAGCATGATTTTCTTGATAAATCGGAAACTTCGACTATAATAAACTTTAGGCCTGATGCGGGTTTTGACGTGGTTCTTGCCGCGATGGACACGTCCCTTAATACTGGGGAGTGGGGGCAGTCTCAGGTAGGATTTACGGCAGCCCCCGTTACCAACGTCAATGGCATTCCTGGTATAGATGAGGATAGTATTGACGGCTCATATAATTGTTTTATAAAGGCTACGGCTACGCATACTGCTCCCGGAGATGACAATGACCTTGAGTTGATAGAGATCGAGCTAAAAAGAGGTACCGTATTGGTTGAGAAGAAAGCTGTGCGAGTAGTGGGAACTTCTACCGAAACTCAATTCAATGGACTTCTGGCCAACGACACCTACAATATTAACGCAGTTGCCGTTTATTCCGGAGGTAAAAGATCCAC